CCCGGGACAACTTGATTAAAAGTCACCATATATTTAGCATATAAATCGGCTATTTATAAGGCTTCTTGTAAATTAGTGCGACATTTTTGCGACATACTATTTATAGAGTTTAGTTTGTATTTACCTTCTCTGATTCTTTCTTTAAAATATCAATTGCTTTTGTAATAACGCTTGGAATTGGTATCCCCATAAGCCCTGCGTTTTCAATTATGCTAATGCTTTCATTTGCTATAAAAGCTATGATAACTGCATCTTCAATGTATGTTGTCTTCATCACTACATCAAGTCTTGTTGCTACAAGTACAATAAGTAAAGCAACACCTTTACGGCAAATTCCTTTGAAACCTGCCCTTGACTCCAGTGCTCCACTTTCAGACTTTTTGCTTTTTTTAAAGATACCAGCGACTGTAAGACCTGTAATATAGTCCACAGTCATAAAAATCATAAGTGTAATAAGTGCATCATTCCAACCACCGAACACCATGGCTATAAATCCTCCTACTGCTCCAATAATTGAATACAAAATACCTTCCCTCATAAGGTCCTCCTTTATTTTGCCAGTTGACATTTTGACAAGTCAGGGGATTCGGTGTCAAATTCTTTTTGATATACTCCATCTGAATTTACCCAGTAATACATATTTTTATCTTTACTCTTAATGTATGAGTCCCTAGCCATTAATCCTGACTCTTGTAGATAGTAGCTGTTACTATCAATATTAATCCACTGACCACTCAGCATAGCATAGTCGGCAGGATTGAGATAATACCAGTCGTCTTCTGACTTAAACCAACCTTTAATGGCTCTTCCTGCCTTGTCAAAGACATACCATCGCTTATCAATGTATGCCCATTTACCTGTGATACGGCTATTTGGAGTATCTGCGTACCACCATTGTCCGTTATGATCTTTATTCCATCCAACATTAAAAGCTGCTTCTTTTTGAATCTGAATGTTTGATTTTACACCATTTTCAAGAGCAACTGCTGTATGATGGAATTCATACAACAGAATATCGCCTCTTTTCAAGTACTCATCTGTCATAAGATACTTTGGAGCTTCTAGCAATTCAAATTCCTTTGTTTTTAAAAGAGCATCAGCCTCATTTCCTGTATAGATATCGCCAGACACCTTCACTCTTGCCGCATTTACACATACAGCAACAAGGGCACTACAATCGGTTTCACAAGGTTTATTTACTGCTTTTATATTCCAATCATTTGCTTTACAAAGTTCGTATAAAGTAGTTCTTTCATATTGATCGTATCCGATATTGTCATTCTTGCAAGCTTCTTCCATAGCTTTTGCTATCTTTTCAGCAACATCAGAATTTTTCGCTCTTAAAACTTTATTCCAAGGACGATTATACCAACTGCGAATTGCTACTTCCTGTCCGTCCTGATCACCAGCTTTTCCTCCACTATACTTTCCTCTTTCGTCTCTGCTTGCCTGTCCAATTTTAATCATATTTTACTCCTTGAATACCTTCCGTGTTTTGTAAAATTAAGCCTAAAAACATCTAGCCATTTTCCTCTTTTTGTTTTACGCTGTACGCTGCCGTTTCTTCTACAGCAAGTTCCTCAGCTCCAAGTGCTGTCAACGCCTCTTTAACTTTCTTCTTTAAACGCTTTGGCACTTCTGAAAACTCCTTGGCTCCATCGATAATCAAATACGCATATACCATTGCCAATCCTGAATACTTCATTTCATTACCTCCTAAAATCAAAAAAAAATCAAAATGTCCTGTAACCACGCTCTAAACCTCATCTTTTGCACCTTCTTCACCCAGTAGTTCAGAAAATTCTGTAATGGCATTGCCTAGTGCAATCAGCTTTGTGTCATTTAACTCTAGCTTCTTTTGTAGCTTTTCAAGCAGCATTGACTGTGAAATTAGATTGCCTTTTGTGACGACCCGTGGCTCACTTCCTGTCAAGTCCACTTTCTCCAAAGTCTCGCCGTCTGGCATATCGAAAACTCCAATCTTAATATTCTCTTTAGCTGCGATCGTCGACCCGTAAAGATTGCCAGTGGCCTTGTCATAAAATACTGTGACCTGCATCTTTTTACCTCCTTTTATTATTCATCATTCATCAAATGCAGCAGATGCATACCCTTTTACATAAATGTTCAATGTTGTGTTGTTGTTTATATAGTTTCCAGTGTGTGTTACAAAAAGTTGTGTACCGCTTCTTCGTAAGCTAAATTGATTTTCTGCTCCATCATCTGAAATCACCCAAGTTTCAACATTTGTATTTTTAGAAAGTACAAGCGTTGTGATATGATAGCGACCTCCTTTGTCTGTGCGAAGATATCCTCCACGCTTTATATCTTTCCCCACAAGGTCTATACCTATAACCAGTGTGTTATGCATATGCCAGCTATCATTAAAAGTCACTGTATCTGTTGATTGAGATACATGAAAAGTATAGTCTCCTGTGATTGATGAATTTGCAATTTGATCTATATAATTTCTGCTGCCTATTACGCCATTGATATTTACATCTTTTACAATATTTTGAGGATATAAATTTGGCGATGGCAAAAAAGTCCAGTCTGCTCCTTCAATTCTGTATCCATTTGGAACTCTACTAATAATTCCCCTTCCCCGGCCAGATATTGTGTCGTCCCATGCATGGCCTTCGTTATTCCACGCAGAAATTACTCCCCCTGTGGAGCTTATCCAACGAGGTATTTGTCCTTGCACCCCACAAATGTTAAGCGTATCTAGCATCTTTGATGCATCTAATCCAAGCACACCCCTTAATTTATCCCATGGAAGCCACATATATGCGTTCCCATTTTCACCTGGGTGATATCCGCTTTTTACCCAGCAATGTATCGAGTCACCGCCATTCGTGCCGATCAACTCTGTAGTTTGACCATTTTGATAGATTGGTATAGTGCCATTTACACCAGCTGCACTATATCCTTGTAACCATTTTGAACCGTCAAGACCTAGTACTCTTGCAAGGTCCGTCCACCTTAGCCATATATATGGCCTTCCACTTGCATTATGATAGTAGCCATTTGGAAAATTTGCAAAAACCGAGTCACCACCATTCGTGCCGATGTTTAAAGCTGACAGATTGCCATCACCTTTATCTTCTATTTCCCCTCTTTTCCCAAAAATCACAGCATTGTTTAGTACGCTTTGCGATGGTATATGTGCCCGAATCCATTCGAAAGGTATTATAATTTCTGCTCCTCCACTTGGCGTGCTTTCTTGGATATATGCTCCTTTTTGAATTTTTACATACGCTTTACCATTATCAAATCGCCACGAAAGAGGGCTTGTTTGTGATGGCATATTTGGTAAAGTGCCATTTACCACTTCGTCGTTACTATCTGCTGTGACGGTTGTATACCCTTGTACAATCAGATTAGTAGTAGCGGTTACATCGTCCGAAGTAACCCCTCCACCTGCTTTGAGCCAAATCCCTTGTGCCATATTATACTCCTTTTAAAAGCACTGTGATATTTTCTGATGGACACTTACGATTACAGTAAAATGTAACTGCTCCATTATTTGTCTCGAATCCGTCGATACATTCACAAGCTTTTTTATATTCTTTAGATGCTCCTCGTGGAATTTTAGGGCTTCCTATAGGCTGTGACTGCGAATTAATTTCTGTTATCGTCACACTTTGCAAAAATGGTGCACTTACACTCCATCTATTTGCTAAAAGTATTACTTCAATTACTTTTGTACTTGAAGCGATATCTGATTTAGTTCTATCTATATTTGTTTTTGCATCTGTCACAGCTGTATCTATTTTATCAAAGTTGGTATTCAGTACTTCTACATCTACAAAGTCTGTTAAAGAAGGCTTATCAAGATGTAAGTTTGTAGTTTGATTCACTTATAAAACCTCCGTCCTTATCTGTGTCCATGTCGTACTCGTAAAGCGCGACCATGTAAAGTCTCGCACTGTTCCCCATGCGTTGAATCTTAATTGTATCGTTAGCTTTAAATTGCATGGCATTATTTCATTGAGCAAGCGTTTAAACTCTTCAAATAACTCTTGGCTAGTTAACTCAATAAGTATATTTACAGCATAGTTAGCGTAGTCAATAGTTAGCTCATATTGATTTTCTCCACCACACATTGCATTTAAAATGCTTTTAAGTTTGTTAAGTGAATACGGCAATTGCCCAACTAGAAAAGATTTTATACGTATCTTTCTAAAATCAATAGTATCTGTGTCTCTAATTACAATGCCCAAAATTCGTTCCCATCTTTCACACCCAGATTCATCTAATGTGCTAATGAAAACATTATCATACAAGCGATCAATTTCATTGAAAAGTTTCTCAATTTCCGCATCTTCTGTTATTGAAAGATTTTGATACTCTTTTAAGTTTCGTATATGAAAAGGCAAGTAGCTAAGAATGTCTATAATCATATACTAAGCCCTCTAAAAGTCGGCACTTCATTACTGAGTAGTACTTCATTTTGTGCTGTGCCGTTCATTTTTGTATCTGCAATGTCTCTTACCCCATGTATTCCTAAAATGCGACTTTCTATCTGAGCTATTCTTACTACGATTCCATCGCTAGACTCCCATTCTTTGATGAGCGACTTAAAGTATTCTTTGATCGCAGTTTCAGCATCAGCACGAACATCTTCTGCTGTATATCCATTTTCAAAAGTTAGTGTGCAAGAAACGCTTACATCATGCTCTACTACAGATTCTATAGTTACATTATGTCCAATTGGAGCAATTCCAACTCCCTGCCCAGGCTCTGGGCAAATAGTGTTTTGTACTGTACTGATCAAATATGAGCTAGCCACTCCGCCATTTTGATTTGTGATCACAAGCTTTACTGTTCCACCACCATTCCATGCTGGATATACTTTTACATATCCTATACCAGGTATACTTTTAGTGAATCGTATATAATCTGCACGATTCCCAGCAAAATATTTACTTTGAAAATACTCTTTGTAGCGTTCTCTGAGACTTTCTACAGTCTCTTGATCACGCCCAGGAACCAAAATTTCGACTAGCTTAGCACTTGTTAAGCCTGCAATATAACTAATTTGCATCATATCACCAAGCACATCAGCCGAATCGTTACCTGTTTGTTCACAAGTGACTAAGTAAGTATTTGTGTTAGCATCTATTATACTAGTAACAACATATGTAAATCTGCCAATGCTAAAGCGAGAGCTTGGTGGCACAGGTACATTAAATTGTGCTTTAGCTTGTGTATAAGTTGCACTAAATGGAATGATGCCGAATGGCTCACACATTCGTACAAGGCTATCATAATCTGCTGTATTTATATCTAGTTGAGCATTTACATAGTCCATTTGGACATATGCTCTTTCAATTTCAAAAGCAACTGGTGCCAATGCAGTATATATAAAGCTTCCTTCAATTTTAGATATCATATTATCTACTCGATTAAGCATATCAGCAAGAATCTTTTTAAAAGTCATCTTCTCAAACATAGACTTCCACCTCCTCTCCCCACTTCGTTACTACATAAAATTCCATGTGTAACGTAGTGTCATCTAGCATATAAGCCTTAAAGTCCTTCACATCAGTAATATTAGTATTAACTTTCAGTGCCTCCGTTACTTCTTTTTTTACACTGTCATTGATATATGCATCACTGTAAGACTTACCAATATATTGTTCAAGACTAGAACCATATTGCCAGCTATAAATCTCCCATCTATACCTTTCTGTTTTTAAAGTATTGTATATCCAAATTTTTACAGCACTTTTTTTCTCTACAGTGCCATCGATCATTTTCTTTTCATTAAAATCAAAAGCAAACTCTTTTGCATCAATATACTTTTGATTTTCTTTGAAAGTTTTTATTTCTTGTGTAATAAAAGATGGCAAAATCATAGATTCACCAGCTTCCCAACGACACAGTATAAGCTATCTGATAGTCTTTGAACCGCCACTATATCTCCAGCTTTAAGCGGTTCTGTATACTCACTATTGTCAGTGATAATTCCAGTTTGAGAATCAAACAAAATATTTAACTTCGTCAATTGTCTTTTTAAAAGCTGCTCATCAAAAAGCAAGTCTTCTTTTTCAAGCACTAATGTATCTAAAGCCACTCTCTCTGCATCAAGCATCTTGCCAATTTTCAATTCCTCCGAGTTACTTTCTTTACTCTTTTCACTAATAATGCCCAAAATCCCCTCTATTGCATTATTCATTTATGCCTCCTGATCTTCTTTTATATCCATCAGTCTTTTAAATGACAGTTCAAGTGTCATTGTATGTACGCTTTCTTTAAACTCATGCTTATCAGATGAAATCCAGTATAATCCTGAGATTCCTTGTGTTATGTCGTACACTTCAACACCCATTCCAGCTACACAACGAGTATCTCCTATTGCTTCAATGCTTAGATTTTGTGTCATTCCTTTAAGCATTGAAGTCGCTCCTACCTTGGGCTGTATTCCCTTTTCAGCTGTATAGACTTCTTGAAATGCTCCAAATTTTTTTAATGCCACTGAGTCTGAAACTTCACCAATTTGAGTCCCTTTTTCATTGTATATTTTGACACGATTTATCATGTCATTAATACTCTCAGATTGACTTGTTTTTGTTATATTGCTTTCTTCGCTCAGTCTGAAATTAGCAACCTTAGTTCCGACTTCAATCACACTGATTGCACGCTTCTCTTGTACTAATTGATACATCTTATGATTAACCTTATATGCTTTTGTATAAGCTTGCATAATCGTGTCATATATACTTGTTCCATCAACAATCATCGTCTTAATATTGACCCCTGTGCGTGCGAAATTCCCCGCAGGAATCGACAGTTCAGCACATACTCTAGCAGCTATCCCTTCAGCTGTCATATTTTTGAAATTGTATTTTCCTTTACTCTTCAATAAGTGGTTGACAATATCATAGCAGTTGTAAGTCACCGTTCCAATGTCGCTTGACTTTTCAAGTGTATATACTTGCCCAAAAAAAATTTCAACATTTTCTTTTTCTACACTGATAAAGTCTCCTAGTTCAAGAAAACGACTTACTTGAGCCATAACAGGGTCGAATGGTGCGTTGATTACTGTAATATCTAAGATTCTTGATGCTTGCTCTATGCTTCCACTCCAACTTAACGATTCAACTATATCTGTTATATTTATCCTTGCCCCTGTGGTTTTGAATAAAAATATTTCCATTTTTTACCTAGCCTATTATTAATTTTTGTCCTGGATAAATTTTATTTGGATTACTCCCAATAACTTTTTTGTTGTCCGCATAGATTTTTCTCCAGTTTGCCTCATTCCCAGTTAGCTTCTTCGCTATCTTAGATAGACAATCACCTTTTTTTACGACATAAGTTGTGCCCTTCGTAGCAGTTTTTTCTGTTCTAACTTCTGATACATTGCTAGTATTCGCCGCACCATTGTTTGATGATGCGGCAATTTGCTGAGGAACATTTACTTTTCTGTCTTCAGTAAACGAAATAGTGTAAGTATAATCCTTTGTATTTGGTTCTAGTGCATATTCTAATGAAGTTACAATTCCATCAAAATTTATACCAACCTCGGTGATCAAAATATTCACCGTCCCTTTGTTTTTAAAATTTTCTAATATTTCTATAGCCTTTACCGGCTCAAAATCTTCTCTATACTCACAATAAGACGGATCATATGTTGATGCAAAAAAAGATGAAAAAGAAAGTGTCTTCAGCGTCCGCTTTCCTTGCAGAAGAATTTCTCCAACTGCATTGATATTTACAGTTTGTGTCGTTTTTCCACTTGTAATTTTCAACTCAGACGGAAGAACTGGAATGCGGAACAAATCCGCATCTTGTTTTAGCCACATTTCCATTATGTCACTCCTTGATTAAACGCTACTTTATTTAGCTTCTGATAAAGAGCAGTTGCAATCTTATCTATATCAGCATCTTCTCTTACGATAATACTATCAGCTAGCTTAGCAATACTGATGTTTTGTTTTCCTTCTTTTCTTGCTTTTTTTATACTCTCATCATGAGGATATACCCTTGATCCATTTGGAAGGTCAATGATTTCCCCACCTCGTTCATGCACTTGTACAATTCCTCCTGCCCAGTTATTTGTACCACTAGCAAGTTGTGGGATTTTCCCAACATTGAAGCCTATATGCTTCCCCCCAACTCCTGGCACTCCTTTGGGAATGTCTACACTAATCGAGTTAATTGCATCAACCGCAGTATTTATTCCAGATGTAATCGTATTAATCATACCCTTAAATACTGAAATAATTGCATTCACAGCACCAATAACAATGTTTTTTGCACCTTCCCAAACCTGCGACCAATTTCCAGTCATGATGCCTTTAATAACATTCATAAAGCCATGAAATACTTGCTTTGCACTTTCGATAACCCCAGTAACAGCTCCAAGCCACGCTTGAATCACTCCAAGTGCCCCATTAAATGCCCCAACAACAACTCCACGCAATACTTGCATTACTACTTGCCCAAATATACGCATTGCCGCTGAAATAGCTGGCATAATTGGAGCCACCGTTGTACGAAACGCCTGAAATTTTTGAATAACGCCTTGCACACTGCCTTTGATTTTATCCCAGTTTTTGTACAAGATAACCGCCGCAACTGCAACGGCAGCAATTACAGCAATTACAATCGCAGCAGGTGATGTTAACAATCCCATTACCCCTCCTGCTGCCTGTATAGCCTTTGATACCTTTCCAAAAATAGTAACTACTTTTCCTATCGTGCTCACTGTTTTACCAAACACAAATAAAACAGGTCCAATTGCTGCCGCCATTAATCCCCATTTTGCAATCTGTTTTTGTGTAGAAGCATCAAGGCCATTGAATTTTGTTAACAGCTTATCTATAGTCTGAAGCATTCTTGCTACAGGCTCTGCCAGTGCTGATCCTATATTATATTTAAAAACATCGAATGTTGATTTTAATTTTTCAATGCTTCCGCCCACTCCAGATAGTAAAGCATCTGACATTTCTTGTGCGGTTCCATTTACATTATCAATGTTATCTTTTAAGCCTTGAAGCGTTTCTGCACCTGGTCCATTTATCAATGCCATCCATTTTGAAGCTTGATTCTTTCCAAAAATTGCTGATGCAGCTGCCAACTGCTCCTCCTGACTTAACCCAGAAAAGCCTTGTTGCAAGCGACCAATTAAGTCTGGCATAGAGCGTAGATTTCCGTTGGCATCAAAAGCACTAATTCCTAATCTTTTTAGAGATGCCTCGGCTTGTCTAGACGGTGACGCTAAACGCATAAGGCCTGTGTTCAGAGCTGTAGCACCATCACTCGCAGCAATTCCTGCGTCGCCAAAAGCACCTGTTAAAACCCCAAGGTCACTAAACGACCACCCGACTGTCTTTGCAGTAGATCCTGCAACACGCATCATGTCACTAAGTCCTTGAACATCCGTGTTTGCTTGCGCCTGAGCTCTTGCAAACATATCTGCATAATGAGTCGCTTGACTAGAATCTGCACCAAACGCTTTTAGAGTGTTCCCCAATGTTGATGTTACATCTGATAAATTTGAGCCTGTTCCAGCGGCAAGATTCAAAGCTGGCGTAATCATATCTGCTGCTTGTGCGGCATTAAATCCTTGCCTCGCAAAATTTAGCGTTGCATCTGCTGCATCTTGCATTGAGTACACAGAATTTGCAGCAGCAGTCTTTAATGCATCTGATAGCTTTGATGCTTCTTCATTTGTACTTCCCATTGTTGCTTGTACAAGTCTAAGCTGCTTATCTACCGAGCCAAAATTTTGAACCGAAGCGACTGCTACTCCTGCGAGAGGCATAGTAATTGCTGCTGTCAACCCTTTTCCAACTTTTGAAATAGCATCTCCAGCCTTGGTAATATTTTTGCCATTTTTTATAGCACTTTCACTCATTTTTTGCATCTGTTCAGTTGCTAATTTCGCTGGGGCAGTAAAGTTATCAATAAATCGCATTATTGCATCTATGTATCTAGTCGCCATACTCTTTTGCCCTCTCTTTGATCTCTCTTTCTAAAAACAGTCTAGTGACCATTTTTTCATGCTCACCCATTAAAAAATAGTCACTAGGCTTCCATTTTTTCAAGCGAAAAAGGATATATGCTGTGTGAGTATCCGTATCGCTCTCTAAGAGTTTTTTACTTCTTCCTCAACATTATCACTAAATCCAGATAGCTTTCCAACCTCTTCAGAAATCTTTGCAATTTCACCTGGCAAAAACATTTTCTTTAACAATTCAAGCGGAGTAGCACACTCGAAGTGCTCTAATAAAGCTTTATCTTTGAGATCTGGAGACACCATTGCTTCAAGTGCAAAAAGACAATTCACCTTAAATGTTTTTTGAGCATCCACAGTTCCTTTTCCTGAAAACATCATACTAGCTATTTCAGTGTATCTATCCCCTGATAAGCCTCTAACCTCGACAACAAATGGCTCTCCGATTTTTGAACTCAATCTTTTGAACTCAATTTCTTTTACATTGTCAAAATCAATAATCCCTTTATCCAATTTTAAAAGTTTTTCTACTAAATTTATCACTTTTCTTTCCCCCTTAATCAATCATATCCAAATATTCCCAGTCTTCAAATGTAAAAGAGTATGATTCTTCTCCATTCTTGCCTGCCTCCCAGTCGGCGAGAATTAACTTATCAAATTTACACCCTCTCAATGCTACACGCTCTGAGCCATTGGAATCTGGATCAGCAATATTCGTGATGATCAAAAAAGATGGTGCCTTTCCTTTTGACAGTGCTTGATTAATTTTTTCACTAATCCTACTTGAAACTTTATGCAGCTTAACCTCTCCCTTCGGTTCTAATCCTGTTAACTTTTGACCATTTACAAGCGTTCCCACTCGCTCAATGGATGAGTACTTTAAAGTGACCGAAGCTTTTACAGACTTAACTTCTGCCATATACTCTGAATCAAGCCACATTTCTCCCCAAGTACCGTTGATAACTGTATTCGCTTTGAAATTTTTCCCCATTTTTTTCTCCTTTTACAGATAAATTGGCAACTCAATATCTTCAATTGCATCGAGCACAGAAATTTTTGCTTTTAAGAAAATATAGCTCTCTGTCTCAGGATATTGCTTAATTTCATCATCACTCAAATCCTCAACTCGAATTCCTTTTTGCTTTAAATACTTTCGCTGTGCATCTATGTCAATCTCACAAGTGCCACCACCAAGAACCCCCTCACTCACAAGAGCACTAAAATAGTCATTAATTGCTGCAATCAATACACACTTATTTCCGTATGTATTAGCATACTTTCCTATATATGTGTCTTCTACCGTCTTACGGATGTCATCAAAAATCATATCAATCGTGTCAATGACTTTGATTTTCTTATGTCTACTTCCTTTTTTGTCTGTTAGTGTATGTAACGAATTTACTCCACGCACAATCTTCACTTTATCTCCATCCCACATGAAAATAAGCTTTCCCTCATCAACTGCCGTATTCATTTCATCTTCTGTCATTGATGTACAACTTGTAAATTCTAGCAATGGTGCATATGTAACAGATAAATTCGTTCCCGTTCCTGCGATCACCCCAGCAATTCTAGGGCATAATTTCGCAGCAGGATATTCAGTTGTATCAATAAAAGCACTAGAAGAAACATTAATGATGCCTTCACTGTCTCCTGCTGTATTTGGCAGTACTGCTTTAACCTTTTTCTTTCCTTCTCTCCATTTTTTTACAGCTGCCACAATGTCTTGTGTTTTGCCATCATCTTCTACTGATGGGATCGCTAAATAGTCCCACTTTGCACTTTCAAAATACTTTAACATTGCTTTGTAATTTTCAGTAACATCACTTCCGCTCATCACATATACTAAGATTTTGCGTGGTGCGTTTGTATATCCAATGAGTGCTTTTTTAATTGCATCAGCATTATCTGTTGTAATGCTAGCTGGAATATCTGACGCAGTCATCACTGTAAATGGCTTGATTTCAGACTCTTCCTTAATTGCAATTGCCACAATACCTCTTGAGCCTCTTTTGATAGCATTTGTTGCTTTTTCAATAAAAGAAATATTGATTGACGGTACCCCCATCTATTGATTCCTCTCTTTCTAGTTATTACTAAAATGTATGATATCTTCTAAGTTATTATTTTCATAATTTCGAATAATAA